ATCTTCGCACGCAGCCGCGAGGAACTTACGCTTATTCAGCACGGCCTCAAATGGTTCTGCTCAGCACGCATGGGAATGGCGTTTTCCAAGTGGAGCATCGGGCCAGCCACACAAGGTCTTGATTGGCTCGGGTATCGCGTCTGGCCGACGCACAAACTACTTCGCCGCCGCTCCGTAATCGCCGCCAAGCGCAAGATCGCGAGCTATCGCCTGGTCGGCGACGGAATTTCACTAAACCGTTTTATCGCCTCGTGGCGTGGCCACGCGCAATGGGCGAACTCTTTCAACTTGATCAATAGACTAGGAGTCGCATGATGCCGAAAACCGCTTACAGCCCGAATACTGGCGAGCTGATCGTTACCGATAAGCCAGGTGACTGGATGGGCCTAACGGACCTGGTTCCGCCCGTCTTCGATAGCGCGACTCAGGGCTGTTTTTTTCGGGAAGGCGCGTGGGTGATTGTTGATGCTGTAATTGCGCCTGTTGTGAAACCGCCGATCATCGTTACGCCTTGGCAAATCCGCAAGGCGCTCAATGCGACCGGTCTTCGCGAATCGGTTGAGTCGGCGGTAGCCGCTGCCGACACGACCACCAAAGACGCCTGGCAATACGCAACTTCATTTGTTCGGACCGATCCCTTACTTGGTGGCATGGCGAAGGTGATGGGCAAGACAGACGCTGAGATTGATGCGCTGTTTGAATTGGCGAGAACGCTGTGAAAGTCTTCTGCCACTACCGCAATGATCATGAGCGCCCATTGACAGATCCTCTGCCTGAGAAAAAATGGAGTTTCGTGCTCCGTATTTACTCAGGCGACATTTGCAATCCGCTGCTCGGAACATTCTTCGGTGAGAAGTGGTTCGAGCCACCGTTCCCGAAATATGTGTGGCGGGCGTTCTGCAAGTTTCCAATTCTTCCCTTCGTCGCGTGGCGCTGCAACAAGCACGGCGGATACATCGGATTCAAGCTTTATGGGGTTGATTCGCCAGCCTACAAGCGGTGGCCGGTTGGGATTAAGACCGAGGACGTGTATGACGGGTCACAGGCGCTGTGCGTAACAGCAAGACCATTTGCAACAATCACTGACTAGACCTTCGGGGATTTTTTCGACCACTGAAAGCTAATGATGACCGAACATGCCTCAGATATTATACCGATGCTATGGTGGCTGATCGTCACTATTGGCGGCGCATTGCTTTTACTGATGGTTTATATCGGGCGCCGATGGGACAACAAGATTGATGCCATGCCTGAGCAAATATCGAAATCGGTAGCCAAGGTGCACGACGACATTATCGGACAGATGGCGATCATGAACGAGACGCATACCCGGCTTGAACGCGATATGCGGGCACAGGGAACGGACATCGACAGACGTGTTACGCGGTTGGAATCGTATTGTGAGTTTCAGCACAGCCGGGGGTTAAAGCAATGAAATTCCTTGACCGTTTCCATCTGGTCGAAGACTGGCACGCCATTGTCCGAAAAGCGTGGTCGTTCCGCCTAGCCATTGCCTCCGGATTCCTTACCGCTACGGCGGCAATCATGGCTGTGATGCTCTCATGCGGCACCGGCCCGGGATTTATGGCGGCATTCATGGTTGTGTCGGTTCTGGCTTCAATCACTAGCTTTTCGGGGGCAATCTCACGTGTGATCGATCAGCCAAAGACTTTACCGAAGACGGCGCTATGACACCGAACCAACGACGCACGGCAGCGGCAGGATTAGCCGCTTCAGTCATTGCGCTGGCCGGTATCTACAACAGCGAAGGATTCTCGCCGGTCGCCACCATCCCAGTTCCTGAAGACATCCCAACCTATGGCTACGGCAGCACGATCAAGGCCGATGGTACGCCGGTCAAGCTGGGCGACACGATAACGCGCACAGAAGCGAAGGCGTTGGTCGCCAGTGACGTGAACAAAAAGTTCGTGAGCAACCTGCACAAATGCGCGGGCGACGTGCCGATGGCGCAAGGCGAGTTTGATGCTTTGGTTGATATGACTTACAACATGGGATCGGCTACCGTTTGCAATTCGAGCATCATCACGAAATTCCGCGCCGGCCAATACGCCGAAGGCTGCGCAACGATCCTGACCTTTGACCGACTTCATGGCAAGCACTGCCGGGAACCGTACAACCTCGCGAACGTGAACGGCTGCAAGGGAATCATGAACCGGCGCAACTACGAATTCAAACTGTGCACAGGGTGATTTATGGCCGACCCTCCCGTAATTCTGAACGGCACCATCCGTCACTGTCCGCTCGGCATCATCAATAGCGCGAGCAAGGTTCACGTATTCGCGGACTGCCACTACGCCAGCGTCTGCCCGAATCCCTGTAGTCCGCTGCAAAGATTAGCAATGCAGATTGAAGAGGAAAAACATGACCACAATCGCGCTCGCACTGTTTAAGAAGTTCTGGCCGTACCTCTTGGCCGCGCTGCTCGTCGTCGCAGCTATCGTCTGGTGGAATCGTTACATCGGTTCTGTCGAGGCTAAAGGGTACACGCACGGCTATGACAAAGCGACCGCAGAAGCCACGGCGGCAAAGCTCGTGCAATTGGAAGTCAATCGACTGGCGTTCGCAAAACTGCTATCCGACCGTGACACTAAAGCGGAACTACTTACCAAAGCCAATGACGACGCCCTCAAACAACTCGGAGATTCACAAAATGAAACTGCTCACCTTCGTGATCGTCTTGCTTCTAACTCTAGCGGGTTGCTCATCAATGCAACCTGCCACCAATCTACCCCCCGACTCGGCGCCCAAGCTCCAAGCGTCCCCGGCGTGGATTCTGGAACCAGGGCTAGACTTGATAAAACTGCTGAACGAGCTTATAACGCCCTACGCGACGGAATCGACCGATCAAGCGCCCAGCTCGCCGCCTGCCAGTCAGAACTGAAAATCAGGCAGTAGTGCCCACGATCTAAATCTTTGGCCGAAGTATTCCCGTGGGACTATCCGTGGGACGAATTAGGGGATTTGTGGGGTGACAGGGGGCTGCAACCCTTGTAGAATCGCCCCTCCAGAACCCCCTCTGCCCCTAGTAAATAGGTTCGAGTCCAATCGCGCCTACCACTGCATCACTTGCAGTGGCAAGAAGTCAGAGCGCTTCCTGTTTTCCGTGGGACGCTCCGTGGGACGATAGCGCTTTTTCAAGCGCTTTTCTCTCCTGCCCTTTGTCAGCCTGATCGATCCATTTTGTGTACTTTTCGAAGAGCATTTTGGCGTCCGTATGGCCAAGCTGCGCGGCAATATATCCGGGCTTGACGCCCGCCATTAGTGCCGCCGTGGCGTACGTGTGCCGTGCGTTGTACGCCCTTCGGTGGCGAATCCCAAGGCGTTTCAAGGTCGGTGTCCAGAAGTTGTCGCGCTGGCTGCGCTCGTCATGCCAAGCAACGCCAGTGATCGGGCTCTCAAAAATGCAAGCGTCCGGCTTCATGTACGTATAGGGTTTCATCATCGCCAGCGCCTCAAGCGCCTTTGCCACCAGATCGACATCGCGCTCACTGTGCGTCTTCGATCCGTCTCGCTCCGATCCTCGGAAAGTGCGCACGCGCTGCACCCGAACGCTGCGATTAATAAAATCAACGTCTGCCCACCGGAGGGCGATAATCTCTTCCGGCCTCATCCCCGTGTAAAAAGCAAACGTGAAATAAGCCAGTATGCGCGGATCGTAGCGCGCCATGTCGGCCAGGATCGCATCGCGCTCGTCTGGCGTCAGCGGATCGGGCAACTTCTTGATGATCGGCAGATTCTTGATACCGGTCATTGGATTGTCGGCCGCCCTCCTCCCGCTGTATTCGAACTCCATGATGCCGCGCAAGGGGATCAGGTAATTGTTCGCACTTTTGCCGCTCGCCCACGGCTGCTTGCCGATCTTAGCGGCCAGCACCTGGTAGGTGAGGTGGTCAATCGGCGTACTCTCACCGAGGATCGTCTTCCATAAGGCGACGGCGTTGCGATACTGGTCACGGGTCGCGTTCTCGAGTTGCCCCTTCGACTCAAGCCAAAGGTCGGCAAGTTTTCCGAATGCTTTCGGGGGTTGCTTCTTCGCGCGCGGTGAGTCGGGGAAGAATTCAGTAAAGTCGAATGCGCCCTGCTCTATCCGGCGCCGCACGTTGATGGCCAGGCGGGTCGCATATTTGACATTCGACGGGGTCGGTTCAAGCGACTTTCCATCGAGCGTCACGCGTTCCCGTATCGTTTCTCCGTTCAGGACAAACTTGATGCGGATGCTCTTGTCCCTGACCTCAAGCCCTATGCCGCCTCGACCCATTTCCGGTAACCCTCCACGCTGATGAAGATCCCGCCATCGGGCGAGCGCCGGTATTCTCGGCCAGCTAGCCACTTGCCGTCTTCAATTTTGCGTCGAATGGCCTTCTCGGTCAATCCGGTTATGACCGCGGCCAGATGGATGGTCACGTAAGGGGCCGGGTGAAGTTGCGGGGTGTTCATGCGACTTTCCTATTCAATCGCTCGAATTCTTGGCTGATTCGCACGGTATCCACGATGTCCGCGGCCTGGCTGACACGCAGCTTCAAGGCCTGCTGCTTGCACGCGGCGATACATACCTTCACCGCTTCCAGATCCTGCTCAAAGATCGGCGATCCACTTTCCAGCTTGTTCGCGAACCGGCGCATTGCTGAAACATCGATCGGTAGTCCGTGACGGCTGGCGGCGAGCTCATGAAAGTCGACGACACCGTTGAGCGCCGCTGGCAGGTCGTACCATTCGCCATTCGAGTCTTCCTTGAACACGATCTGCCGGCCAGACGATTCGACCGTACCGTCAGCCTCGATGCGATGCAGAACGCGCTCGATCGGGCCGAATACGGCCATCACGCGCCACGGGCAGGTTCTGAGTAGAGGGTCGATGCGCTTCACTGCTCGACCCTCCTAAACTCAATGACCCACACCCATGGATTCGCGTCATACGAATCGCGGCCGCTGATCTCGCACCACAATTCTTGGTAGGCTGATCGCGCGGATTGGTATCCGCTGACCGCATGATCGGGGTACGGTTTTGGAAAGTCCCAGTGATAAATCGTCTTGTCTCCGGTTATAGACTCGATGCCTTCGGCAAGTGCATCCGACTCGCTGATGTCCTGCAGGCGCTCGACGCGCACGCTGATGATCTCAAGCGTGATGCGGCTGGCCCAGCGCGGCATGTGAATTGATGGCCGACGCTTGAACCCCTGCTCCTTGAATTCTTCCCGCTCTGTGTTGTTTATTCCGTCGGCGTCGAAGTAG